TCATCCTCGCCCGGAAATCTTCTTGGTCTGGGTGATTCACATCGAACCAGGCTACCAGCGCGCAAAGAACGGCGTCATCTGATGGAGTCTCCCGCAGCGTCCGCACCTCGGCGATAAGGGCGAGGATCACCTCGGGTGTCACGCTTTCCAGCCAGTCGACAACGCCGTCACCAAATCTCAGGTCCGGGTGATTGTCGTAGTGCTGCACGGTGGGTTCGATCACGCGAGCGGTGGTGCAGCCGTCAGTTGCCAGCACTCGGCGCCAGCTATTCGACGTCCACACTTCCCATTGGCCACCCGGTGCCGCCTTCGCCAGCGCTTCTAGCTCGTCTAGATTCATCATTTCTTCTCCGCCAGCTCGCAGATCTTCATGATGATCGACACCAGAACGCCGGCCGGCAGGTAAATCCAGTAAAGCGTCCACATTCCGTCAGTCGCATGCATCATGGCGAGCATCTTGTAGACGAGGATGTACCAGATCGGCAGCGATACGCCGAGACTAACGATTGCTGCGAATGCTTTGAATGCTTTCATGCTGCTTCCTTATCTTGCAAGTTGTTGAAATGCTGTCGCTGCCACGATTGGAACTTGTCCATTTCCAATGGCTTCAGTGCGCTCCACTGCAAAGGCCAGCCCATCATCCATTCGACGAAACTCGCGGGCCATCTCCACCCAACGGCCTCGACGATCGCTAGAGATTCCTGCGTAACTCCAAGGGACGCCCGCAAGTTGTCTAGGTTGTTCGATAATCCCGGGCCGCGCCGGCCCCACGATTTCAGCGGAGTAGGCAACGATCCAGGCGCGGTTACGTTCGTGACAGGCGCCAAGTTGGGCCGCTGATAGATTCGACCAGCGAGCATCAAACCCGACTGAGGCAAGGTCGGCGAGCACGCGGTCAAGTCCTCGAGTAACGAGTGCTGGGCTGTTCTCAATGAACACGAATCCGGGTCGAACTTCGCCCACAATGCGAAAGAACTCCGACCAGAGTCCACTGCGCTCTCCTTCGAGGCCCAGCTTGGTGCCGGCAACACTGATGTCCTGGCACGGAAAGCCGCCCGATATGACGTCAACAATGCCTCGCCACGGGGCGTCCGTCAAAACTCGTGACGTCAGACCAAATCGGGAATGGTCTGAAGGCTCGATCGTTTTGTCTTTGTGCCAGAACTTGTGCTGCGTTGGCATCACGCTCAACTGCGCAGATTGTTCGCCAGCCAAGCAGATGCCCGCCGAGCACTCCTCCACCAGCGCCTGCGAAAAGAGCCAACTCATTCAAGCGACCTCCAATTCTTGTTGTTCAACGCCGGTCTCCCGCTTCGTTTGCGCGAGTAGATCGGCCTCTGTTCCGTGAATGCTTTCCCACGTCTCCCGGCCATCGTGGATCGCCACACCGTGGCCGCCTGTGCGGTGATGCGGCGGACAGAGGCCCAGCACGTCCATATGGCTCGCCCGCTGTCCGGCGCCAGCCAGGAACCGAACGTGATGGATTTCGCACGGCGTCTCGCCCAAGCCGAGATTGCGGCAGGCTATGCATCCCAACCGCACGACAGCATCCATGTGACGCTTCTCCGCGGCAGTCGCAGCCTTCTTCCGCGATACTCTCTTCCGCGCCTCCTGGTTGCGCTCGAATTGCTGGCGGTCGGGCGAGAAGGGTGAGCCTTTGCGGGAGAAGGGGGAGCGCTTGAGCGTTGAGGTGCGCGGGCCGAAACCGGAGCGCTTCATGATCTGCCTCCCTTCGTGCCGCGAAATCGGAATGCGATGATCCAAGGCCCGACAACCAGGCGCCACAGAGAGCCCTCCTTGCACACCACCAGAGAGAGGGCGAACACGTGGTACTTGCGCCATCTCTGGCCCGTCGACCGGCTCCGGCTGCGGTCGTACCAAACCTTTTTGCCGCCGTGACCTTCGGCTTTTTTGAAGACGATGTTCACAATGCCCTCGCTTCCGCGCGACGATTCGCTTCGATGGTCCGCCAGCATTCGATCTTCGCCTCTGCCGCCACGATCATCCAACGCAGACGCTCCTCTTCTTCGGTGGCTACCTGAAGCGCCGCCAGAATCTCCACGTAGCCGTCATCCGCATAGGCTTCGCGTTCCTGGATGGCCGCCGTCTTGTGCCCGCGGATCTCGGCAGCGCGCATCAGCAATGCCTTCTTGCTCTTGCGGAAGTTCTCGAGATAGACGCGCTGGGCCTTAGCTTGGGCGTAGGCGGGGGCTTGATCTCTGATGAAGTCAAGTGCCTTGAAAATATTGATGGTTCCAATATCGTCATCCATGATTCGCATACTCTCCATGAAGCAATTCGCGCGCGAGACTTACAAACTCGTATGCCAGTTCGGCAGTCGAGAACGATCCCAAATGTTTTTTCTTCCCGTTGTGGCGGATGTACGCGATCCAACCGGACGCATTCCGGGCAACCCCCTTGAGTCCGGTCTGACTATGCTTGCGGACGCGGCAATTAAGGACGTTCTTTCCTTGCGTGCAAACACGAAGGTTGTTGCGCTGGTTATCAAGGCGGTTGCCATTCCTATGGTCGGGAACGCGCTTATCTCCGCGCTCCAGCCCGCAGATTTCGCGATGCATTCTCTCGATCCAGTTGGTTCGCGAGCCATCACCAAGAGACTTGCGCCGGGCCGCGCCTCCGTCCTCGTGGAGATACCATGTCCATTTCGACAGAGACTCATAGTCTTCGTCATCGACCATGGCTAACAACGGGCTATTGCTGAGTGGGATTAGTTTCATTCACTCACCCCCATATCTCTAGCCCACTGCGCTGCGTTGATTCCGAAATACCGCGCCGCTTCTTCGCGCCCAACCTGCCGAGCTTCGTTCAGAAGTTGGGCCACTGCGTGATACTGCGTAAATTCGGCAAACAGAACATCGCGCTTGATCGTGCCGACTTCGAATGTAGCGATGCCGCTGCTGTCGGTTTCGTTGCCTTTGAATTCGGATTTGAATGTCACGCTGCCTCCGCATTCAACTCTGCCCGCAGCGCATCAAACACCTTCAGATGCAGCGCGCAGACGTCGCCATCGTTGACCAGTTCACGCATGGTGTCGTAGTGGGTGGCCAGCGCGCCTTCGCTGCGGTGCGTCGGGATGGACGAGCCAGAGTGATCGGGGCGGGTGATGTGCCAGGCGATTCCACTCATTGCTTGCACCGAGGCGTATTCGTTGGGGAAGCGGCAATCGTCGACGACGACCCGGCCACCGTGCCACAGAACACCGGCAACTTGGTCGCGCCAGAGACCGGCCCAGAAGTCGTCGCCAATCAAGTCGCGACCCCATTCCGTGCCCAAGGTGACCATCGCGTGACGAGGCGTCTTGCCGCATAGCATGCCGCTCGGCTGCTCTTTCTTCGCGCCTTCGATCTCGTCATCCGTCAGGCCGATGGCGCGCAGCATGGTCTTCAGCGGACCGGCGAACTTCACAACCTGATACCCGTGCACCTTGACAAGATATTCGGCCACCGTCGATTTTCCGGCGCCTGCGTTGCCCACCAGGGCTATGATTTGCGGAAGGTCTTTCATGCTTCCTCCGGAATAAGATCGGCCAGGTGGTAAATCTCCAGTCCCAGCTTGTCGGCAGCCAGGCGCTCGATCTTGGCGCCAAACGAATTCGTCCAGCCCGGCAACAAACAGATTGCCGTGCAGCCGTCCATCGCCTTCAAATCGGCGGCAATGCAATCGAGCCACTTGGCTTCGGGGTCGGGATTGATCTCAACGGGGTTGACGACCTCCCATCGCATGTTCCGCAGACGCACAGCGGTGCGGTTGAAGAGTGGGAAGTTGAGTCGGTCGATGCCGCTCATAGGTCCGCTGATGTAAATGCGCTTCACTGGGCTTGCTCCTTCTCTTCCTTCGTAGTAGTGTGGGCGAGAGCGCGACGCTGGGCGTCCTGCAAGATGCGGGCGAATTTGTCGGGACCGCAGAAAATGCCGGCGTCTGCCATGATGTCGACCATTTCGCGGTGCGACATGCCGGTGACGAGTTAGGTAGGGGTGGGTAGGGTGGTCATGCTGATTTCTCCGTCAGGCCGCGCCAACGAGTGACATTGCGAAACACTTCGCAGATGTTCATGACGTCAGCGAATCGCCCAAACCGCACGAACTCTTTGCCATCCCAGTAAGCATCCATACAGCAGCAAGTGCAGCGAAGCGAGCGGTCCTGAATCTCGTACCAGCCCGCTCTAACCGGCTTCGCTTCGACCGGAAACCAATCCGTCTTTTTCATGCAACCTCCAGCATTAATCCGGGTTGACGAAGGCGATCACGTTGCAACGCTTCGTATTCGGGATTCAACTCGCAACCGAGAAAGCGGCGGCCAAGACGCGATGCAACTTGGCCGGCGGTACCGGATCCAAAGAACGGATCAAATACGACGTCGCCGACGCGAGATCCGGCCAGCACGCAGGGCTCGACCAACCTTTCCGGGAACGTGGCGAAGTGAGCGGCGGCATAGGGTTGCGTGGCGATGGTCCAAACAGACCGCTTATTGCGCATGCCAAGGTCGTTCGGATCGGTTGCCCGCTCGCGCTCCGCGAACGCAACCAGTCCAGCCTTAGTGCGATGGCGCTCGTCTCCAGCCTCGTAGGTTGACGTGCCCTTGTGCGACTTGTTGCCGGGTACGCGGCGCTTTCCCATCGACCCGTTGTCGGCGTCACCTTCGACGTAGCATCCGCCACGGAATGTGTTTGAATCCTCATCTTGCGACCGCTGCTCTTTGATTGCCTCTGCGTCGAAGTAATAACGCTCGCTCTTCGAGAGAAGGAACATGTATTCGTGCGCCTTGGTGCAACGGTCTTGCACGGATTCCGGCATAGGATTCGGCTTCGACCAGATGATGTCTTGGCGCAGATACCAACCAGCGTCCTGCAGGGCAAATGCGAGACGCCAAGGCTGGCCCATGAGGTCTTTCGCTTTCATCCCCTCGACGCTGTTCGAGGCGCGCCCTGTTGAACCGCGCTTCGTCTGCTGCTTCTCGCCGGCCTTATCAGTCTCTTTCCGCTGGCCGGGATGAGCGCTATAGGCATCGCCCATATTCACCCACGCCGTGCCATCATCAGCGAGCAGTTCGCGGCAGAGTTCGAAGACATTGGTGAGGGTTGCGATGAACTCGCGCAGCGTTGGCTCCATGCCGATTTGGCCGTCGACTCCGTAATCGCGAAGGCCCCAATACGGCGGCGACGTGACGATCGTCTGCACCTTTACGCCATCCGCGATCATCTTCCGCATCATGTCGCGGCAGTCGCCAAAATGGCACTTGTCGATCCACTGATTCAATTCCCCACCCCCTTGTTCTATCTCGCGATCGCTCATGCCGCTTCTCTCTCGTTGTCATCCCACAAATGTCGATAGATGTGCCGGCTCAGATCAGCCGAGGCGAAGTGCTGTGCCGGCTTGCCGAACCATGCGATCGAAATCGGATCACGCTCCGGCAGCCGGTTGGCTTCCTCGAAGATCCGGCGAATACGTGCAGCGCGGGCTTGCTTCTGCCGCGTCGATTGCAAGGTTCCCGCCTTGCCTATCGCCCACATCGCCACATCCTTTGAGCGGCCCACACCAGGCTCGTAACTGGCGATATGGCAAAGTCCGTCAGCCTCGGCGCGGCGAAGAAGATCATTCGTCGCGTTTCGGGTCATTCCGAGCGCAACAGCAACTTCGCCCGACGTCATCGGAGTCGCGCCCAGAACGCTTGGCAATTTGTCGATCGGCTTCACGCGGCTCAGACCCATCGAGATAGCCTTCCGGTACACCACGGATGCCGGACGCCCAATCATCTTCGCGACGTCCTCCACGGCCGGTGCCGTGGGGTAGTGCGTCTGCATGATCGACTTCTCTTTGTCACTCCATTGCTTGGCCATTACTTCACCTCCACGATTTGATATCCCTTGACCGCCATCAAATGGCGCGCTGACGTGCCGCGCGGCCTTCTGTTTCTGGCTTGCTCAACAGGCGTTGCCCATCGGCAATTGCCTGGCTCGTATCCTTTATCGTTGTCCGGGTAACGATCAATCGTTTTCCCTACGGGGCGCTCGCCCATGTCGGACAAGAAGTTTTCGAAGATCATCCACGCTTGGCAGACTGTTATCCCTCGACCGCCGTAGTCGATAAATTCGTGGTGGGTCTCATTGGTGCAGCGCTGAATCATGTTTGCCCACGACGCGTAAGTCCGGCTCACCCGCCTGATTGCATGCCCATGTTTGGTCGCGCGCTCCGCTGCCGCCTCCCTCTGCAGGCACCCGCATGACTGCGTGTCTCCGTTGCGCAGGGATACAGACCTAACCTCAACGGCAGCGCCACAATCACAAGCGCATTTCCATATGGAATTTCCTTTGCCAACAACCCCCGTAAAAGAAACGACCAAGAGTCTCCCGAACCTGCGATTACTCAAATCGATTCGATTGCCCATTACTTAATCTCCGTGATAAATATTCCTTTCACCGCAAGGAGATGGCGTTTGATGCGGTAGCCTTCGGTGATTCGTCCTTTCACGTCCTCGATGACCATCTGGCGAGAGATGCTGTCGACATACGTGAAGTCCGCGACGTACTTCAATGCAGGGCGCTTTCGACCCTCGATCACCACGGACGGTGCGAGAATGAACGGCACTTGCCGATTTAGATCCGTGATACCGCCCGTGCGGGCCCAAAGTTGAAGTTGCGACCAGCGAGCGGCCTCGCGCTTGCTATCGAACTTGAGCCCATCCACAACCGTTTTGACGTTGCGATACTTACTCACCTTCTTCGCTTTAATGGTGGCGACGGTCATAGTGCAAACCCCATCTGTTCCGCCTTCGGCGCTGCTGGCTCGAATAGCGATTCCTGGCGCTGGGCGTCTTCGATACGGCGGCAGGCGATGTCGAAGTACTTCGGATCGCGCTCGATGCCGATGAAGGTTCGGCCTGCTTGTATCGCGGCGACTCCGGTCGTCCCGCTCCCTAAAAACGGGTCAAGTACAGATTGCGCGCTCGGAACAAAACTAAGGCACCACGCCATAAGCGCGACGGGCTTCTGTGTGGGATGTTGGCGAACGTTAGCCGTGTGCTCACTGGCACGAATCGCGCCAGCCCATAGGTGCCGGAATCCCTTCGCTCGCGTGAATACATTGGTCCACGCGATCTCCATTTCGCTAAAAGTGTCGTCCCATCCGTTTTGACACTTCTTGTCCCAGACGAGCACCCCGGCAGAAGACCCCATTACGCCGGCAAGGTGGTTCCCGCCCCAGACAATCCACTTGTCCGACATGGCCTTGATAAGGTCCCATTGCTCCTTCGTCATTCCATGACTATCCCAATTAGAAACGTCGTATGACTTAACCGATCGCGCACCGAGTCGATGACCGTTTGAGTTGCGGCCGGTCGCCCCGATAGTCGCCGCCGACGCAATATCAATCCCATACGGCGGATCAGTAATCACCGCATCCACGCGCTCGAGCGTCGGTAGGATCTCGCGGCAATCCCCCAGATACAGCGTCGCATCCCCAATCACCACGCGGTGAGGACTACTATTCACACTTCTTGCTATCTCTTCCATTCCCCCACCCCCATTACTTCCGTTCAGCCCAAAGCTTTGTCAGCCCGTCTTTAACCTGCTTCGCTTCCTCAATGCTGACCATCTCGAGATTCGCTATGTAAGCCCGTCGATCAGCTAGCGGCCACTCGGAGATTTCTTCGAGCACGTCGCGCAGTTGGTCGGGTGTCACCGCAAATCCTCACGTACAGGGTTATCCACAAGTTTTTCGAGCACTTTCATAAACTCGCCATCGACCTCAATCCCTTGTTCCCGGATCCGATAGAGCAGGTCATAGGCAGCGCGTCGGACTGATTCGATTTGTTCTGGCGTGGGCCTCATGCTTGCCTCGCAGCGTTCTGCATTGCCTGAAGCGTTTCCATGGCCCGGAAAATCTGCGGCGTTGAACCGGGCGGAAGCGTCCACACGGTATGCGGTAGCATGGCGGAATCCATGACCATTACCGCTTCGCCGCGCTCTGCCATCCGGCGCAGCGCCTGGACGGTGGTATCGTTGCTCGATCCGAGGGCTTCCGCGATCTCCCATACGGTCGCGCCGTGCGGCTGGTCCGCGAAGAACTCGACGATCCGGGGCTTGAGTTGGCGACTCATGCAGCCTTCCTCGATCCGCGGAAGCTGTCCCAATCGAATGCCACCCAGATGCCGCCTTCGCGCAAACGGTCGAAACTACGTTCGCCTAGAAATTCCTTCATCCCCTTGGCACCCAGATTCGTCAGTAGGATCGTGGGCATCAGATCGCGATAGCGGCGGTTCAGCACGTCGAACAGAATTACCTGTTCGCCATCGGTTCCGTACTGCACGCCGATCTCGTCGATCACCAGCAACTTCACGGTCGACAACTCGGTGAGGACCGCGCTTTCCGTCATTTCCGAATCGCGGCGCCATGTGTCACGCACCATCCGAATCAGGTCCAGCGCGTTCAGATAAAGCGCCGTCCCGGAGACCATCACTACCATTGCTGCGGCAATTGCCAAGTGACTCTTACCCGTTCCAGGCTTGCCAGAGAAAACGACCGTAGTGCCTTCTCGATAGTGTTCGTCAAAGTTCGCCGCGAAGTCCATGGCGACTTCAAGCGCCTTTAGCTTCGGCTCGCTGTCGGCAATGTAGTTATCGAAGGTGCGGTCACGAAACCGCTGCGGGATTCCCGACATGCTCAATCTCTGTTCCATGCGACGCTGCCGATCCGATTCCTCGTCAGCAACGCGGCGCTTTTCTTCGGCGTCGCGCTGCTCGATTGCGCATGTCGGACAGCCAGACCAGAAAACCCGCGTCTTCAGAATCGGCATTTCCGTACCGATGGACTCGTATTCGCCGTGCGTTGCGCAGACAACCGTCTTGGTCTGCCGCACCGATTGCACTACCTCAGAAGCTGCCATCACCGTTAATACCCTCCCGGTAATCGATCTTGTCAAAGCCGCTGTGGCGGCTCTCTTTGCCCTTTGCTTTACCACCGCGGTCGCCAGCAATGTGCTGGCACGTCGCCTTCAGGAACGCAGCAGGATCGGCCGGCCTTTCGATCACCGCGCGGCGTACAGCCTCCATCACCGTCTCCGACTCGTAGGTCTTCACAAGTCCGCCGACAAACGTCCCGCACTGCTTGGCAGGCATTCCCGACTGCGCCAGCAGGGATTTGCCTGCACTCCAAAGTTCATCTTTCGTCATCACGCCGGATTCGTCCGGCGCTTCAGCGCCCGTACCGTTAGGTACGGAAAGGTTTTTGGTTTTTAAACCGGTTCCGGTTCCGGTTCCGGTGTCGTCTCTCCCACCGGATTCCCGCGTCTGTCCCGCGTCTGTCCCGTGGGACATTGTTGGGACTCCAGAGCTGTCCGGCGTCTTCCGCTCTGCTTCCATGCGTGCTCGGTACTCTGCTTTGCGTTTGCGCTCACCTTCCTTGCGGCCCATCATGTCCAGAACGCGCTCAACGATCGTTGAGTGATATAGACGGCCATCGTTTGCAGGCTGCCACCCGCGCATAAGAACGTCCTTGGCCTTGCTAAAGGCCGTTTGCTTCATACCCAGACGAGCGGCTATTAGCGCGTCCTCAGACGGCATGGAGCCGCACGGGACTTGCTGCCAAGCGACTGTCCAGAGCATAAGTAGCCACGGGCGCTGCTCAGGGGATGCAAGCGCCCACGTATCCGATTGCATGACACGTTCAAGGTCGAGCTCAAACCGCCAGCCCTTTGCTCGCGTGTCAGCGGGATACGGCGGTGCTGGCAAGTCGATCAATTACAGCCTCACAATCAGTTCACAACCGGCCCAAACAATCACGGCGCACAGGCAAGCCAGCGACGCAAAGAAAATTACTGCTCTCATCCTGTTCTCCGTATCTGTAAGGCGTTAGTACTGCTTATCTGGGTTAGGGCGCCGGCCGGTCCGACCGGCGCTTACTTCAGTGTTTCTGGTCCTGCTGTGACCGGAGAATCAAATTGCCAGCCAACGCGAAAGCGGCAAACAATTCCGGATCAGCCTCAATCCTTTCTTCCAACTCCTTCTGGAGCGCGTTTTTGTCAACCCCCACCCGCTTTCGGGCGTCCTGTACAGCCTTTCGGCTAATCTGGAGCGCCTCGCCTTCCGTCATGTCATAGGCCCCTCTGAGTAGTGATTACTTCTTCCATGAGCGTTAACATCGCCATCCGTGCTAACCACTGAGACAAAGCGCGGTTCCCAACTTCTCGTTCAAACTCTGCGATGTAGCGAGCTGGCAAATCCTGGCGGGGCTTGCCATGTCGGTCGACCGGTTCACGGTTGAGCATGTTCGACATGTGCGAGCCCTTGATCTCGAGCTTTTCTGCCAGCGTTCTTTGCGTCATACCGCGCAGTGCCCGGTGTTCCCACGCGAGGCAAACGGCATCACGGAAAGATGCGCAGGCGGCGATTGCCTCCTTCGGAAGAAAGCGCGCGGACGAAGGAGTAAATCCGCGCGGATCGGCCTCTAAGGCGTGTGCAGCGGCCCTGTTCGGCGTTTGTTGCATCTGCATTGGTTGGTCCCCGATAGTTAAATACAACTGGATTCCGAGTGGAATTACGACTGGAACCTAGCGCTAAATGAAGGGGTCCTAAGACCCCCGAGAAAACTTTGAAACCTGAACTACTACAACGTCATCTTTGCTTCTTTGGTCCCGAGAAATGGCTTCGCGGGTCCGCGCTTGAAATTGCACGGCCTACACACCGGATCCACTTCAAGGGGCTTGTTGTAGTCCCGGTGGTCATAGTCGGTAGCTTTGTCGCCGCAATCCACGCACCGACACTCGGAGATCGGAGAGATGAATCCATATCTGATGGCGGCAGCCACAAGACGATGTGCATTCGAGCCGATGCGCCGCGTATGATTTTCTTTGCAGTCGTCGCACAGGTACGTCTTGTAATGACGAAGCAAGGGGAGCGGCTCTCCGCATCCTTCACAAGCCTTGGTGGGCTGCTCCTTCGTTCCGTAGCTCATTTACACCACCATCCGGTTTTCTTTAGTCTTGCGAACCGTGCCGCCTGGATTGTTTTGCACGTCGTCGGAAGCTGCGGATTTATCTACCGCGTCCTTCGTCTTGATTTCCCGATCCTTGTTGGCCTCGTAGAAAAAGGCGATCAATTGGGCCTTAGTAAAATTCGCGCCGAACTCAAGGCATGCGGCGTACAGACGCTCCATGCGCGTCGGCCCAGGTATCTTCCTCGCGTACACCCAGTGCGCCTCGATGTTGCCGGTCGTAGTCTTGGCGGCAGCAGCAAAACGCTTCTTCGACTCGGTATCGAGTGAGCGGTAGAAGCCCTTGAAATCAGCAGGTTCGTTAGTGTCCATGGGGACATTATCTATTACCCGCACGGTAGATACAAGGACTTTTTTCTACCCGGGCGGACAATTTACCCAATGGGTAAGAAGTGGCCTAATGTTGACTATGAAATCGATCGATGACGTTCGCCGGGAGAACCTGAAAAGGGCGATTGACGAACTGTTTGGCGGGAGCCAGACGGCAGCTGCGGCGCGCCTGGGAAAAGAAAAGCCGACCCAAGTCAATCACTGGCTTGGTGGCACGAAAAACATGAGCAAGGGAACCGCTCGCACCATTGAGGAAAAATTTGAACTACCGCCGTTCTGGATGGACTCGGAGCACAATTCAGGCATTTCAGATGCGCCAATCATCGTCCCAAAAGGTAATCAGATCCTTAAATCGTCGACCTCCGAGGGGTCTAGCATCGTTGACGAGTCGATTGAATCAAATGTCGGCGATAGACTGGATCTGAGAGCGGGGCGTCCTGTGGCGATTGTCGGAGAAGTTCAAGGCGGACCGGATGGGTATATCAGCATTGATGATTACCCGATGGGCCATGGGCACAAGCATTTGCCCGAAGTTCGCTCGCGCGATTCAGCGGCGTACGGACTCAAAGTTAGAGGCGATAGCATGCGTCCGCGCATCAAGAGCGGTGAATATATCGTCGTGGAACCCACAGCCGAGGCCCAGCCAGGAGACGACGTTGTGGTCAAATTCACGAACGGAAGCTCCGTCGTGAAAGAGCTACTTTGGATCCGGGACGGTGACGTTTGCCTGGGGTCTATCAATAATGGGGTGGCCCCGATCACCAAGCCGATAAGCGAAATCGTGCATATTCATCGAGTCGCCGCGATCATGCCGAGAGGGTCGGCAGTCGAGTTCGTCTGATGATCGCCGGCCGGGCCGTGTGGACGGATAGCTTGCTGTAGGCGGCCGGCCTATGCCGCGACTATGGAAGATGATGTATAGTTACATCTGCAAGTAACGCGGTTCGGCCCTAAACTTTCGCATGGACCGGCCGTCAAAGGGTATGAGGGCTGGGGCGACGTTTGCTCCATCAAAAAAAGGGGAACGATATGAAACTTCATATGGAAGGCTGGGACGGCTAAATGGACTGCCAGCAGATCGCGAAGACGGTCGGCTGGCTCGGGGAAACTTGGGGCTTCTGGATACAAACAGGAGCCTTTTTAATTTCTGCCGCCGCTGGCGTCGCCGTCATTTATTACAACGGAAAACAAGGGCGGTCGAAGGCGCTCATCGACCTCATTGTCCAACAGAAGACAAACAAAGACCTTATCGACGCCACGAAGCTGGTGTACAAGCTAGGTCGCTCGGGGAATCATTTCAGCGAGTATGCACCAGAGGGCAAGGATGGCCCGGAGCGGGACGCGATCCTGATGGTGCTGAACAATCACGAATTTATCGCCGTGGGCATCCGAACCGGAGCATTCGACGAGCGGATATATAAGCAACTCCAGTGTTCGAACGTGCTGAAGGTGTGGAGGCTTTCGGCTGGCTTTGTTGCAGAACTCCGGAAGATTTCTGGGACTGACACAGTCTTCCAAGACGTCGAATCCCTAGCCGAACGCTGGAAGAAAAAGCCGATCAGGCATATCTAAGGATGAGAGAGCCCAGCCCCGCGCTGGGCTTTTTTATTTCCGCCTCTGTGCGAACCCCTCCCGCCACAACGTGGCACCGACTGACGTCAGCAACGCCAGGTCGTCACCCTCGAATCTCTCCCAGTTCTCCGCTAGCCAGCCCGCAAACGCTGCGCACGTGTCGTCTAGCGAAAAGTCGGCGCGGCCCTCGGTATTCATGCGCTCGAACATGGTGATTACATCGTCTGGCGTCATGGCGACCTCCTGGGTTGAAACCAGTGTAGGACGCGTTTTCACGAGCGCCAAAAACCGGCCCTATCATTACTATCCGTGCGGTAGAAAAATGCAATGACTGCTATTACCCTGTGGGACTTGCGTTTATCTACCCGTAGGGTAATATTCACCTCAAGCAAGCAGTACATCGCAGCAGCAAACGCAACCAGCCAGGAGAGCGAGCATGTACGTACAAACCACTGTAAGCACTGGAGAGAAGTTCCTCTGCGCAATCGGATCGTTCGAATCGCTCAGCGCGGCACTCGTACGCGCTTCCAATGAGGTGCTGGCGAAGGTTGCTCGTTGCGCCGTCGCCCAGACGGTCGTGCATGCAGATGGCGCCGAGGTTCAGCAGATCGCGAGGGCTTACAAGGCCGGTTTCGAAGGAAAGGCTGAGCCGGTCATGGGCGGCACGCCGCGCGAGCTGGAGTTGGCGTACCAGGCGTGGCGCGAAGCGCGGTCAGCCGCTGACGATGGCGACGCTTGAAATGACGTGACGGATTTTGCGAAAGCCGTCTAAAGGTCGAAACCGCTTCGGCGGTCTTAGCGTAACGCGCTAACTGACGAGACCAGTAAATCTCCCGCCCCGGCAGAGCCGGATCGCGGTTTGGGTCTTTAACAACGCAATGGTTTGAGTTTGATCAGAGCTGGCGCCCTGGCGTTTCAACGCTGGCGGCAACATGGCTAGCCAGCGGGCGCAAGTCCTAACGGGCGAAAGGCGCCAGCCCTGATCACATTCGAACCACTGCTTCATAGTAATGCCGGTGCATGGTGCGCCGTATAAGGGCTCGTTTAGCCCAGCCATCCTCGAAGTTTGAGGCTCGGAACAAAGCTGTTCGCTCGAGTAGAAAGCGAACGCGCCCGCAGCGGTCATCGGAACAGGATTCGGGTGATCGGTGCGGAAGGCGTATGGGGAAGGGAATACAGACCGGAACCATACGTAATCAGTGCCGCCAGACCGGCTAAGATGCACGGTCGGTCTGGATGCAGTTTTCAACGATGGCGTGGCGCAGAGTGCGGTTTCCACGTGGTAGCGCGCCGGCCCCGGGGTCGGAGGTCGCTGGTTCGAATCCAGCCGCCATCGTTGAAAGCTGCTGAAGAGAACGCATTGCATTCCCTGCAAAGTAAATCGGCGTAAGGCCTGCTGGCCCGGTGGATATTAACCCCGGTTCTTACGGCAGGAAACACCAGTAGATGGCTCCCTGCAAAGCGTAGTGCGTTCTCTTGAGCAACACATAAACGAGTCTCCTTGCAGTTGCCGGTTCGATGAGCCGGTAGCGACAAGGTGATTCTCACCCTTAGTACTGCTACGGAGCAAGCATGAGCAAGAAACACCACCAACGCACGCGGGCAGAGATTCTGGCGAAGCGTGAGCAGCCGATCAGCCAATGGGCCGGATGGAACGGTAACCCGCCTGCTGTCATCCGTACCCAGCCCGTCGAGTATCGCAGCAAGTACACCCCGCACTTCGGTGCGAAGCAGCAAGCGAAGCCGGCTAAGACAGCGCTGAAGTTGGCCGCCTAACTCACGGAGACGTCATGGACATCAAAGGTATCAGCAAAGCAAAGATTCTCGCTGCTCTGTACAACGCGAGCCGTCCGCAAGGCATGGGGTTTCTTCAGGCGAAGAACGGCGATATGTCGGAGGCGGAAGCCCAGAAGCTTCTCGATGATGGTCATACATATTTTGACTATCTGTATGGCCGGGTCATAAAGATCGACTTGAGCGGCGATGAGTTGCGAACAGCGCTGTACGACCGCGACAACGGCCACGGCGCCGCAGAAGACGCGATCACTCGCGCACTGTGCGCCGCCTGACCTCGCGCCACTACGCAGGAGACTGAAATGCACAAAGAACGCCTGCAGCAGATGGTGACGATGCTGCGGAACCTGCCGGAAGGGAAGCGCAAGACTTTCGACCTGGACGAATGGCAATGCGGAACGTCGGCGTGCGCTGTTGGATACGCGTGCCTCGATCCAGTCTTTATTGGGCAGGGTCTTGGGTTCGAGGGCCTGAGTCCTGAGTTCGCCGATAACCGGGGATGGGATGCGGTGACTGCATTCTTCCAGATTGACCCTGGCGACGCTTGTCAACTATTCGAGATCAGCAGCTATTCGACGCGGGGCAATACAACACCCGATCAGGTGGCCGACCGGATCGAAGCATTTTTAGCCGAGGCGTGACATGAATGCGCAAAGAGCAGTACACCGCCTCATGACGGTAGCAAAAGAGAAGTTACAGCACCTTGGCTTCGTGTACAGAGTCGACCGGGTCACGCGGACGGGCAGGGTGCTGGATTCGGAATATGTTCAACTCGATTTAATTGCGTGGTGCTGAGATGAAAAAGACTGAGTGGTTTCCTGCTGACGTTAAACCTTACTGGGTCGGCGTGTACGACGCGACCTATATGAAGCTCTCCGGCGAGATATTCACCGGATATGCACTATGGACTGGAATTCATTGGGGCACCAGCCGGCCGACTGTAGAGGCCGCTGAGCGGAGTTGGCAGCCGTCCGAGTTTCAGAAAAAGACCTGGCGCGGCCTCGCGGAGCAACCGAAATGACCATCAACATTCACTACGTCTGGGCCGGGATCATCGCCTGGTCCGCTGTGTCCCTTCTGGCGCTTGCCTTCATCCGAGGCTCCGACGAGCGCCGCGAGGATTCGCGTAAGCGGGAAACGGAATGGAGGCGGGCGTGAAAACCGAGCTAGATGAGTGGGTCGAAATGACCCTCGCATCGATTGACGAGCAGTTGGCCGAGTTGGCGGCGAAGGATGAGGCCGCATGGCTGATATTTCGAGCGAAGCTGATGGGGCCGTTTGACTGAAAAGGAAATTGAGCGATGAGCAAGCAGAGCGAAGCAAAAGAGACACAGAACTATCGGCGCGAACTCGACAAGTGCCAAGACTGCGCTCAGTTCCGACTCGACGTGATCGAAGAAAAGTCGAAATGGTCTGATCAGGTCTACAAGACCGAGAAGAATCTGCGCTGCGGCCTCGGCGGATTCAAAGTTCACAAGACCGCCGTTTGCGATCGATTTGAGCGCAAGGCTGACTGATTACCTAAGCCAGCGAGGCTCCATAATCGCCGGCCCGTGAGAGGCGGGCACCTAATTCATGTGATGGGCACACGTGACCAGATGGGCCGCCCGAATCTTTCGACGGACGTGGGCGATCCCATTCCCCTTGACCCTGACAAGCCGGGAAAGACCGGCGCCCTGACGTGTGGCGATGATCGGTAGCGGGCCGGGATGCCCTGAAACAGAGCGCCTTTCGTCGTCACCCGCCAGGGCATTCAAATTCCATACTTTGAGGAGTACTGAGATGCTAGTAGATCAAACCGTTTCAGACGATTGGCGAAACTGCGGAGCCGACGAGAGTTTCGAAGGAAGGCCGGCGCCCCTAACGCAAGACGAATGGGAGCGCGAATACTCCGAATTCTGCGACACCGAAATGTTCGGCGGAGTCAATGCCACGTTCGATCAAGTGTTCAAGGTGTTGCGATGAGCGAGGCAAAAGTCTATCCGCCCCCCCCACGATGGTCGATCGAAAGTGCGAGTGGTGCCGTAAGCCGTTTCAGGCCCGGAAAGCGGACGTCAATCGAGGCTGGGGCCGGTTCTGTTCGAAGTCTTGCAAGGCGAACAAGCAGGAGAAGCGGACGGGACAGCATGCCGCATATGTAGAAGACCGCGTCGCTCGCGCCGATTACGACGACTTCGATCCCAGTTGGGATAGCCACAAGGACATTTCATTTCTATGAGCGCTACCACCGGCGACGCCGTCGTGACGCTCTCCGACGAAGCCCTACGCCGCCTCGCCGCCGAGAACGCTCAACGCGTGGCATCTAGCTACATCTACGAAATCACTGCTGGCGTAGGCCTTGGCGGCGTTGTTGTTGCCATCGTCTGGGCGCTGGTTAAAGCACACACGGGAGGCTGAGATGTTTAACGACAAGCATGAAGAGGCGCGTAAAGCTGCACTGCGTCAGATGGTCGAAGAAGCTGATAACAGCCCGGAAGCGAGGCGTAAGCGGGCGATTGAGGCGCTGGGCGAGCGGTGGGTATGTCATCCGGCGAATGCGCCGCAGAAGGGCGAATACAACCCATGGACGGGAGCGCGGCTGTCGTGAACGAAATCTCCGCCGCCCGTATCGCCCAGGCGGTTGCAGCGATGAAGGCAATCGACGCCGCCTGGAACGCCGATCCTACCCGAGCAATGGCGTCGTGGTTGATGACTGATCTGGCGATTGCGCGGATTGATCTTGAATCGAGCCTCATCCCGATAACACTAACTTTGAAAGAGGCAGCATGAGCACGGCACTTTCAGTGCGCCAGGAATTCGGCGCCCAGCAGACAACGACCGCACTGGTCGAAACGGCATCGACGGCAGTTGCCGCGCAAGCCAAGGCGATGGTCGAGGCCCGCTACATCATGGCAATGCAGCGCCCGCGGAACTGGGATCAGGTGCGCCAGGACATCGTTCGCGAATGCCGGCGCCCGTCCTTCGCCCACAACAAGAGCGCTTACTACCGCAAGCCGATCGGCCAGGGCGTCGAAGGCCTTGGCATCCGCTTCGTCGAAGTCGCCTTGCGCTGCATGACCAATGTTCTGGTCGAGACGACGATGATCTTCGAGGATGACGCCAAGGAAGTGCACCGCGTCGCCGTGACGGATCTGGAATCGAACCTGACCTATCCGCTGGACGTCCGCGTGTCCAAGACGGTCGAACGCTCCAAGCCGTCCGACGATGGATCCTACATCGCTGTACGCAAGAACAGCTACGGAAAGAACGTCTACACCGTGCCGGCGAATGATGACGACCTTCTGAACAAGCGGGCTGCGCTGATCTCGAAGGCCATCCGGACATTGGGTCTGCGCATCGTGCCTGGCGACTTGCAGGACGAGGCCGAGGAAATCATAAAGACGGTTCGCATGAACGAAGCTGCACGCGATCCGGCTGCCGAGCGCAAGAAGATCGCGGACGCTTTCGGTGAGATCGGCGTCAAGGTGTCGGAGTTGGTCGCCTACCTGGGCCATTCGCTCGATGCCTGTTCTCCGACTGAGTTGGTCGACCTTCGCGGCATCTACGGCGCGATCAAGGACGGCGAAGCAACGTGGAAGTCGGTTATGGAGAACAAGGCCGAGCAGGGCGGCGGGGATTCGGAAGGCACGAAGCCGATTCCGGTTTGCACCGCAGAGAAGTTCGAAGCGAAGTCGGCCGAGTGGCGGAAATTGATCGTCGAGAAGAAAAAGACGGTCGCCGATCTCGTCGCCATGATCGAAACCAAAGACAAGCTTACTGAAGACCAGAAGCTGACCATCGACGCCTGGAGCCACGAAAATGATTGAGCGAAAGATCCTGTCAGTCGTGCAGGGTTCGGCCGAATGGCTCGCGGTGCGGGCGATCCATTGCACCGCGAGCGAAGCGCCAGCGGCCTTGGGTGTCTCGAAATACACCAGCCGTACCGAGTTGCTTCACCAAAAGTCGACCGGCATATCCAAAGAGG